TCAAAGTCTAAGATTTAATGTGCTGGATTTCGATGAATCAGTTTATGAAGATGATTTTAAATATGATCCAGTATATTGTCAATATTTGGGGCATTATTTGGCAGGGTATATGAACAACCTGATACATCCTATTGAGATTTCTAATCATTGGAATGGACTGAAAAATCAAGACTTGGACAGTATTGCTAATTCAAACGGACTTAGAGGTTGGGATAAATCAAATTTTTTCAACAAAAAGGGGTATGAAATTGTTTATCAAAAAAATTGATGAAATTTTGTCTAATGAATCATTGGGAGACAAAATTCAAAATTATTTGGATTCAGATTTAACGACTGCCAATGAAATGATAAAATCGGACAGGATAAAATTAGAAGAGGCAAAATTGGAAGATTTGTTGTTCCACGTAGTGCACAAAATCCAGAGGGGTGGTGGAAGAGAGATTTTTTGCATGGATTTGAACACAAAAGTGCAACAAAATCCATTAGAAAAAATGTTTAAATTTCTTTGTAAAAGAATTCCAAACGAATTCATCTCTATACCTAGCAATAAAAGACATGCTATCATTCATAGTGATTTTTATGAAAAGGGGCAAAAAGGATGGTGCAAACAGATAAATAGGTGGGTGCTAGATTGCAGAAGATGGGCCCCACACAGTGTGTTCCAGAAGTATGTTCATTTTATAACAGGGCTGTCTTCCATACTTCCTGCTGACTTTGTCAATCAATTTAATGAGTTTGCAGACAAAATGTTTGACAAAAAATTCTTGACAAGAGAACATGTAATAGCAAAAATGAGAAATAATATTAGATTCCAAAAATATAGCCATCTGGTTGAAAAAATGGAAAATATTGCAGACGGATTTTGTTTCACTGTGCAATTTTCTTTTGTAATGGGTATTTTTAATTATCTGTCTACACTCCTTCATGCTGCCAATCAATTATTGGCAACAGAGGTCATTAGAAATATAAATTTGAGAGAAAATCAAGGCCTGGTAATATTGGATGCTAAATGTCATTCTGACGATAGTGTGGTTAGCAGTTACCATGAAAATAAATCAAGTGAGAGGACGACTTTCTTGCTTTATGATTGGCTTCTTAAAGGAGCAAATCACATGCTTTCAGTTAAAAAGAGTCAGATCAATGAAAATGTTTATCTGGAATTCCTTTCGATTCTTTATTTGTTTGATAGATTTCTTCCCGTAATTCCTAAATTTTCCTCAAACATTCCATTTAAACCTAGTGATAGAGGATACTCTTCCGACATAACTTTTTCTATAACTCAAAGTATCGAGATGCTTTCACAAGGTGGATCCTTCGAAGAATGTTTTTTGATTACCAAGTTGACTGAAAAATACATACAAAATGTTTACAATATGGCTTACAATCCCACTCAGCCTTTCAACCTTTTGGGATGTATAGATAGCCATCCATTAGAACTTCTTTATGC